AGCCGCTCGAAGGCGGCGTTGTGGGCGTAGATTAGGCCCTTGTGCTGCCGCACGGCCTCGGGGAATGGCTGGGTTATGCCACCCGCTGCGCCGGGCAACCATGTGACGACTTCACCGTCGTCGAAGGCGTAGGACATCATCAAGACGTCAGTCGTATTATCCTGCGCGTAGTTGTAGACACCTTTTGCCTTGAGATCGCAGCGGCTGCGCGTCTCGAAATCGCAATACAAGATGCTCATGCGTGGCCCCACCGGCTTGCACGACCTTTAATTTGCCCGGCAGTCCGCCCCGGCGTAACCCATGTGCCGTGCCGAACCGCATCCCTAATGTTTTCACTTCGAGTGCCCCAGCGCAAATTTTCTAGCCGGTTATCCGCTGGGTCGCCGTTGTTATGACAGCACTCATGTTTATCTGGTGCGGGGCCCACAAACGCCAACAACACCAACTTATGGACGCACTGACTGTTTCCTCGGCCAAGCGCTACGCTCAAATGCCCTTGCGGCATTCGACCGGATTTTAACAGCCGACCATTAACGCTGCGTCTAAATGACCTCACGCGACCTTGATCGCTGACTTCATATTGCCCCTCGTAGCCGGGGATAGTTTTCCAGTTTTCCATATCAGACAAACAAAAAAGCCCTGTTCTGCATTCTCACCGTGAGGCGTTGGCGGACTCGCAAGGTGCGAGCAGAATGCAGAACAGGGCTTACCTTGAACACGCCGCCAAGCGTGGGGATATTCTAACAGGGGGCCGAAGCCCCCGGTTAATTACGCTGCGCGGCGGCGGCGGGTAGGTGCTTCTTCGGCTGGTGCAGCTTCAGGCGCTTCGCCGTCCATCGACACCCACTCGACAATCTCAAACACCGGAGTGTAGATTTTGCCGTAGGACTTGTGGGCGTAGCTGTCCTTGCGCAGGCGCACGATGGCGACTGGCTTGGACTGGTCCTTCTCCACCTGATCAGCCAAGGCCACAGCCAGGGTCTGCACTGCACGCTTACCGCCCACAGATGTGACGGTGTAGCGGCACTCAGTGCCCTTGTCTTCGCCCGAGACGCATTGCAGGCTCATGCCCACTTGCGACTCCCAGCCCTTCTTCGCACCGGCTGGCGCTGCGTCGAGTTCTGGCAGTGGGTTGGCCACGCTGGTCATCTTCTCGCCGAGCACTTCGCCATCACCCCAGGCGATGAAGCCGTGGACGAAGGAGAACGGGTTGACGGCCCATGTGCTGTCGGCTTCGATTTCGGTCTGCTCTGCGCCGAACACCCAGTGGCCACCTTTGTCCATCTTGATGATGGCCACGCCGCCAGCAGCGCTGACGTCAGTGGAGATGTTGCGCAGGGCGCTGGACAGTGTAGAGACTGCGGGGAGGTTTGCTTTAGAGAATGTTGCGAGTTGCATCGTTTACTTTCATTGGAGTTTAGAAAGGGTGGCCCGGAGGTCGCCCAACTGGAGAATGGCTGGCCGGGGATCGCTCTCCGGGGCCATTGTGGTACCTGACGACTCGGACTTCACCAAGCCTTCTGGCAGTTCGCTAAAGCGCTTTTTGAGCACCTTCTCGGCCTGCGCAGGAGACATGACTGAGGTCTCGACTACGACAGATTCTTTGAGGCCCAACTCGAGCAGCGCCGCTTTGGCTTTGCTCTCATCAGACCACTTACGTCTTGATTGCTTGGGTACAAGTTTATACCCTGGCACCGGCAGATTCTTCTCAAGCAACTGCATGGCCAGGCCGCGCAGGTCTTTGATCCAGTCTTCGAGAAGGTCCGCATTCTTCAGGTAACGGCCAAGCGTGTCAACATCTATTTCTTTGAGCTGTGTCACCAAGGCGCGGTCCACAGCGCCGGTCATCTTGGGGCAGATCGGCTTGGCTGCGCACCAGCGGCAGTGGTCGCCGTGTTGTATTTTCGCGTCGGGCAGCTGCGCGGCTGCGACAGCCTTGACCAGATCACGCTCGAACTGCTCGATGCGGGCCTTGTCGGTCACCCAGCGGCGCACGACTGGTGGCTGCACGATGATCAGCTCGATCTCGTCAGCACCCTCGAACGCCCACGCTGTCTCTGGCGTGCGCATGGCAGCAGCAGCGTAGAACATCATCTGCTCGTTCTCTTCGGCCGTCACGACAACGCCGTCGCCGAACTTCCAATCTAAAACGACAGCGCGATTGCCCATGCGCCCCACAAGATCAGTGCTTCCAAACACGCCAGGCAGAAGGCTGCCAAAGCCAACACGAGTTTCAACTTCATACATCAGCTCCTTCTTGGGGTCGATCTCATCGAGCAGCTCCAGCGCCACGACGAGCTTCTCGTCGAGCAGCTCTTGCGTGAGCACTTGGCCCTCGTGCGTGCGGCCCAGCCAGTCTGTGATCGGCTTGCCGTCTTGGTCGAGGAACTCGCTGATCACGTCGTGCAGCAAGGTGCCACGGTCCGCGTGCTCGCTCGATGGCTTGGGCGGCATCTTCTGCACCAAGGCCACGCTGCCTGGACAGTTGATGACGCGCTTGGCGGTGCTACCGCCGACGATATTACTGTGCTGCATCTTCTTGCTCCTGTTTTGGCCGCATGAACACAACAAAGCCGTCAGGCATCGAGCGGTAGCCGGTTGGCTCAACGGAGTTGAACTTCGCGTCTGGCGCGATGGAGTTGACGTGGGCCAAGATGATGCGCTCTACTTCGGCGCTGGTGAATTCGATCTTCATGATTACTGTCCTTTAAAGTTGTTGAGCCTCCATCATACATGAAAAAAACTTTCGCACAACATATTTTTTCATGCTAAGATTTGGCCATGCTAGAAAAACAAGTTGAAGCCTACCTGATCAAGCGCGTCAAAGACGTGGGTGGTCGGGCGTACAAGTTCACCAGCCCTGCGCATCGGGGCGTGGCAGACAGGATCGTGTGTCTACCCAATGGGCAGACATGGTTCGTCGAGGTCAAGACTGAGGGCGGCAGGCTCTCGGAGTTGCAAAAGGTCTTCGCCAGTGACATGGCGAAGATGAATCAGAAATACACATGTCTATGGAACAAGGAGCAAATTGATGAGTTCATTACCAGTCACTATGGAAGAGGATGAAGCGTTTACCACGCTGGCCGACAGCGCCCTCGACAAACAAGTCGGCGGCAGCCACTACAAAGACAAGGGCATCCAGCCGATCATCTACATCCACGCCAACAACCTCGGCTTTTGCGAGGGCAACGTCGTGAAGTACGTCACCCGCTGGCGCGACAAGAACGGCATCGCCGACCTTGAGAAGGCCAAGCACTACCTTGAACTGCTGATCGAGCTCCATGCTAAAGCTGCGTGACTACCAAGAGCAGGCGGCTGACTTCCTGTACGAGCACGACCGGGCGATGATCCTGGCTCCTGTTGGTGCGGGCAAGACAGCCATCACGCTCACGGCCATGCAGGACATCTTGGCTGACGGCTACGCCATGCGCTTCTTAGTGCTGGCACCCAAGCGCGTCTGCACCGACGTGTGGCCCGTGGAGGCACCGAAGTGGGCACCGATGGCCTCGCTGGCCGTGGCTGTGGGCACGCCTGCGCAGCGTAAAGCCGCGCTCAATAGCGGCGCTCAGATCATCGTCAGCAACTACGACAACATCCAGTGGCTGGCCGAGCAGAACTTGGCGCACATCAACGCCATCGTGTTCGACGAGCTGACCAAGCTGAAGAACCCGTCTGGCGCACGATTTAAGGCGCTGAACAAGGTGATCGGCGACGTCGGTATTCGTTGGGGCCTGACCGGCTCGTTCACCAGCAACGGCCTCGAAGACGTGTTCGGTCAGTGCAAGATCGTAGACCAGACGCTGCTGGGCCGCGCCAAGGGCGTCTTCATGCAGCAGTACTTCGTGTGCACCAACCGCGAGTTTGGCGACTGGACCCCGCGCCGTGGAGCGCTGGAGCAGGTCATGGCCAAGATCAAGCCAGCCACGTTCGTGCTGGAGCCAGGCGAGTACAAGGACAAGCTGCCGCCGCTGCACACCGTGGAGCTGCACTGCCAGATGGACATGGCCGACTACAACAAGCTCAAGAAGGACTTCGTGCTGCTGTCGCACGACGTGGTGGCCGTCAACGCCGCCGTGGTCACGCAGAAGTTGCAGCAGATGTCGTCGGGCTTCCTGTACACCGACAACGGCCCGGTCTGGACGTCGCCGCACAAGTTCGACCGGCTTGAAGAATTACTAGAGGAGAACCAACATGCCAACACCCTTATCGTCTATCAGTACAAAGAGGAGCTCGCCGAGCTTAAGCGACGGCTGCCCAGGCTTGTCACGCTCGATGATGACAGCGCCATCGAGCGCTGGAACCGAGGAGAGGTCGAGCTGCTCGCCGTACACCCTAAGTCTGCCGGTCATGGTCTCAACCTCCAACATGGAGGCTGTCACGTGGTCTTCTTGTCACTGCCCTGGAGCTTGGAGCTCTACGAGCAGACTGTCGGACGTCTACACCGATCCGGCCAGCAGCGCCCCGTCTGGTGCTACGTCATGCTGACCGACAAGACCGTGGACGCGAAGATTTGGACCGCGCTCCATGATAAGCAAGACCTGTCCACCATCGCCTTGGAGGCACTGAAATGAGCAAAGAACTTTTGACGCTGGCGCTGGAGGCGGTTGAAATTGGATTCAAAGCCGAGCAATATATGACAGACGCAGACTATGCCTTGCAGGACAAGGCTGTTGCCGCCCTGCGAGAAGCACTGGCAGAGCAGCCAGCACAGCGCACATGGGTTGATCTGACGGATGAGGAGATTGATATGCTGGAGGAGCTATATGCCCCGCCGGTACACCCAGATTTTGTGTCTGATGCAGACCACTGTTTCAGCTTAATTAAGAAAGTCGAAGCCAAACTCAAGGAGAAGAACACATGAAACTCAAATGGCAACAAGCCCCCGTTAAAACACAATGGGGCGATGAAATGGTGGTGGCAAGTGTCGCCATCGACAAAGACCACACCGTTTGTTTGTACTGCGAGCGTGACCAAACACCAAAGGTTGATGCCATGTTTGCACAGCGCACATGGGTTGGGCTGACGCTTGACGAAAGAAATGAGCTTTGCCGTGCAGTTGCCGCAAGCACACACCAAGTCCGAGCCATCGAAGCCAAACTCAAGGAGCGCAACCAATGAAGTGGCTCGACAAACTCTTTGACTGGTTCATGCCAGTAGAGCAAACCGCAGACCCTCTTTGCACCTACTGCAAGGGCTTGGGCTATGACGCAAGCGGGTACGCCTGTACCTGCGTGAAGGAGAAAGAATGACAACAAAACTTGTTCGTGATTCCATGCGGCTGATGACTGAGGCAGGCATAGACATTGTTGACATCAAATGGTTTGATTTAACCGGCGCATTTTCAGATCAACAAAAAGCCAATCTTGATCCCGTGATGACGCATCGTCCACCATTTGACAAATGCTTTGTTACTTGGCAAGGCAAGACACGCAGTCACCCAAGCTATGAAGTCCTAATGCTTGTGGCGGGGACTGACCCAGATGAAGGCATCACGGTGTCAAT